CGATGAGTGGCGTCGAAATACACTGGCGGGCTTGAACTTTGACACCGAGAAGTTTGCGCAGGAGTTCTGTATCTCTGGGGACACAAAGATCACCGTTCAAACTCTTGATGAGGCTATTTTTGAAATAGCCATTGAAGATCTTTTCTTTTTCATGCAACAGTATCCCTTAAAACCTGACAATTAATAAATAGAGTCGAGTTTTAAGGGAGACCTGGACAATGTTCTACGTCTATAAGATCACTAGATTTGATGGATTAAGTTATATTGGGATAACAAAACGTGTAAAGGCTAGATTTAGCTCACATGCAAAATCCCCTAGATTCAGCATGGGCATCAGCAGTTATGAGATCCTGGATACGGTTGATGACTATGAGAAAGCTGAAGACCTAGAAGAGAAAAGAATTCAAGAATATGACACATGGAGAAATGGTCTAAATGTGACATGTGACGGAAAAGGCTATAATGGAAAATGTAATTTTAATACATTGCATTATAAGTTCAGTGATGAAAGTCGTAAAAGGATGAGTGAGTCGGCCAAGAAAAGAGGACCGACTAACAAAGGTATGAACCATTCCGAAGAGACAAAAAATCTAATATCACTAAAACGTAAGGAACAGGGGAACAGGCCTAGAAAATTATCCGAGGATCAGGTTAAAGAAATATTGAATCTTTACAAAAATAGGCCTTATCTGTCAGATGCAGATACTGTAAAAAATGGTCAACTACTGACATATGAAGGTGCCTTTGCAAAGTACTATTGTTCACAATATAATGTTTCTAAGACAATGATTAGAAACATTATTACAGGAAAAAGTAAGTTATGGTCAAAGTTGCTAGAAACCAAGTAGGGGTAAAAATCCTAACACCCGACGGTTTTAAACCTTTTACTGGTATATCTAGAAAGAAAGTAACCAGAACCGTTCTTCTCAATATAGACGGACAAACAATTAGGTGCACAGAAGACCACAAAATAAAAGTCTCTGAGTCTTTTGTTGAAGCCAGTCTGACCGATTTTGTTGAAAAGATTATTGATGAAGAGATATACGTATATGATCCTATTAGTGTCGGTGAAAAGCATGAGTATCTAACTGGAACAATAGTCAACCACAACTGTGTAGAATTCCAGGGATCCTCAGGCACACTGATTGCAGGGTGGAAGCTCAAACAGTTGGTGCATGCCACACCTGTGTTCTCTAAGGACGGTTTGTCAAAGTATGAAGAACCCAGAAGGGATCGGTCGTACGTGTGCATTGCTGACGTGTCGCGTGGCAAGGGTCTAGACTACTCGGCATTCAGTATATTTGATGTCCAAGATATGCCCTACAAGCAGGTCTGTACTTACAGGAATAATCTGATCACACCGATAGACTATGCCGACATACTTTATAGAGTCTGCAAGTCGTACAACAATGCCGCTGTTCTAGTAGAGATCAACGACATAGGTGAGCAAGTCTCTACTTCATTAGGTTATGACTTTGAGTACGAGAACTTACTGTCAACTGAGTCTGCCGGTAGGGCGGGCAAGAGGATCACATCTGGGTTCGGTTCAAATGTGGACCGAGGCATCCGAACCACCAAGTCAGTCAAGTCCATCGGATGCTCTATCTTAAAGCTTCTCATTGAGCAGGATCAGCTGATTGTAAACGACTTTGAGACAATAAGTGAGCTCTCTACGTTCTCCAGAAAAGGCATCTCATATGAAGCCGAATCCGGTAAGCATGATGACCTTGTCATGGGTCTGGTACTGTTTGCTTGGCTTTCAGATCAGATGTACTTTAAGGAACTGACTTCAATAAATACATTAGCTAGATTGCGGGAAAAAACCGACGAAGAGATTGCTCAGGACTTGGTGCCATTTGGCTTTTTTGATAATGGAATGCCCGAAGATGTTGTGTTTGAAGCTCCAAGACAAGGTAATTGGTTCTCAGATGTTGAAGACCGATTCTAAATAAATAAGAAAAACTTAGAGTCCTCTTGAAAGGAGATAAAGATGGCATATCAAGTAAGTCCAGGCGTAAACGTATCGGAAATTGATCTTACAACTGTGGTCCCAGGTGTATCAACAACGGTTGGTGCAATTGCAGGTGTATTCCGTTGGGGTCCGATCGGTGAGACCGCCCTAATTGACAGCGAAAATAAGCTGGTTGAATCATTTGGTCGACCAACCAGTTTTAATGCTGAAACATTCTTTACAGCCGCTAACTTTTTGGGCTACGGTAACGTACTGTATGTTTCACGTGCCGCTGATACCACTGCAGCAGGTGGCGCTAATTCAGCTCTCAATGCTGTGGCAAATACCTCTGCTGTAAACACTGCTAACGTTGTTGTAAAGAGCAGGACCGATTACGAGACAAAGGCCTCATTTGAAGCCGGTGCTCTATACATTGCCAAGTATCCTGGCGACATTGGTGACTCACTGCGTGTAAGTGTGTGCGATAGCGCCACAGCATATGGGTCAACAATTGACCTGATCGGTGCACAGAACAGCAACACCATCACGGGTTCTTTTCAGATTGCAGTCGGATCCAATACGGCTATCCTGGAATTTGAAACAAGTAATGATGCTGGTGCTGCAAATACGTACGCAAACACAATCATTGCACAGCTTTCAGTTGGTGATCTGATTACGATCGGTAACTCTACTCTGGGCACACAAAGCCTTAAGGTTAGTGCTCTCGGAACCCTGTCAACAAACACAACACATGCAATTGTTAACGTATCATTTACAGATACCAACAAGCTTGCAGCCAACTATGTTCTTAGCAATACGGTCAATGGCAACACGACTGTAGCCAACATTGTAAGAAACTGGGAATATTTCAATCTGGTGGACTCTGCTCCTGGAACCTCTGATTGGGTAGCAACATACGGTGGTAACACATCGGCTATTGACCAGATCCATGCTGTGGTTGTTGACCAGGACGGAAGGTTCGGTGGTGTTGCAGGCGAGGTGCTTGAAGTCTTCCCGGCAATGTCACGTGCGACGGATGCCAAGAGTGCCGAAGGTGCATCACTTTACTACAAGACTGTGATCAATGAAGGTTCCAGATATATCTGGTGGGCAAATGATCGTGCCGGTGCTGTTTCAAACACCGCTGCAGGAATTGCCAGCTCGTCAAACGTCAAGCCATTGACACTTGATTTTGATGGTGGCCAGGACGGCGCTGATGAGGCAAACGTTGCCATCACATCTCTTGCATCAGCATATGACCTGTTCAAGAACAAGGAAGCCATTGACATCTCTCTTGTCATGGGCGGCAAGTCACGTGGCGGTGCATCCAATACTCAGATCGGTAACTACCTGATTGATAATATTGCTGAGATCCGTAAGGACTGCGTGGTGTTCATCAGCCCTGATGACTCTATTACTCGCGGTAATCCAGGCAATGAAGCTACCGCACTGGTTTCATGGAAAAGCAATGTCCGTGACTCTACTTACGCGTTTCTTGACTCCGGCTACAAGTACATGTATGACCGCTACAACGATGTGTACCGCTATGTACCTCTGAACGGTGACATTGCTGGACTTGCCGCAAGGTCAGACGCATCGACCGGCCCTTGGTACTCACCTGCTGGATTCAATCGCGGACAAATCAGGAACATTGTAAAGCTGCGCTTCAATCCTACGCAAGCAGACCGTGATGTTCTTTATAGAAATGCAATCAATCCAGTGGTATCTTTCCCCGGTCAGGGAACTGTCCTGTATGGTGACAAGACAGCAACAGTAAAGCCTTCGGCATTCGACAGGCTCAATGTTCGCAGACTCTTTATCACTCTGGAGAGGTCAATCTCTGAGGCCGCTAAGTTCTCACTGTTTGAGTTCAACGATGAGTTCACAAGGGCTCAGTTCAGAAATCTGGTGACGCCGTTCCTTAGAGACGTGCAGTCTCGCCGTGGTATCACAGACTTCCAGGTGGTATGCGACAGCACAAACAATACGGCTGAAAGAATTGATCGCAACGAGTTCTGGGGCGACATCTATGTCAAGCCAAATCGGTCGATCAACTTCATTCAGTTGAACTTTGTGGCCGTCAGAACTGGCGTAGAGTTCTCCACAGTTGTTGGTAGATTCTAATAAATAGAGAAAACAAGGAGTTACTCTGATGCCTTTTAATATCGACACCTTTGTTAATAACGGGCTTAGGCACGGAGGTGCCAGGCCCACCCTCTTTGATGTTATTGTAACCTTTCCGGTCGGGCTTAAAGACATACCTTCCGGAGTAGTTGAGAAGTTAAGGTTCACAGCAAGGGCAACATCAATCCCTGCTTCCACCGTTGCTTCAGTTGATGTTCCTTACTTTGGTAGAACCGTAAAGGTTGCCGGCGACAGGACATTTGCTGACTGGTCTGTCACCATCATGAACGATGAGGACTACTCTGTCAGAAATGCAATGGAAGCCTGGCACAACAATATCAATACGATCGTATCAAATCGTAGGGTCGTTGCTGACAATCCAAGCGCCGGATATAAGGGTACCGCAATTGTAACCCATTATCCAAAGCAAGGGATTGGTTTGATCAAGCAATATGCATTTGAAAACATCTTCCCGGTTCAGGTTGATGAAATGGCCCTTGATTGGGAAGCACAAAACACAATCCAAACATTTGGTGTAACATTTGCTTACGATTATTGGGTACCTCTGGTTCAGACTGATGCCAACCTGAGTGGTGGTCCAGTTTCTTCAGAAATTAACATTGAACTTTAATACCTTTATTAACTGAAACAGAACGTACATCATGAAATTATTTGGGTTTGAATTCAAAAGGACCGACCAGATTGAGGTAGCTCCGTCATTTGCCCCTAAAGAGGCCGATGACGGAGCCCTTATTGTTGCTGCAGGTGGTGCATACGGCACATACATCGATTTGGACGGCACCGTAAGGACCGAAGCGGAATTAGTCACCAAGTACAGAGAGATGTCCCTACAGCCAGAAATTGATACGGCTGTGGACGAGATTGTCAATGAATCTATTGCTATTGATGAAGAAGACATTGTCAATATCAATCTAGATTCCGTTAATGTGCCAGACAGAGTAAAAAAAGCAATCAGAGACGAGTTTGCAAACGTACTGAAGATACTGAATTTCAATAAGCAGGCATACGAGATATACAGGCGCTGGTACATTGATGGTAGACTTTACTACCACGCTATCATAAGCAGAGATGCTCCGCAAGAGGGCATCAAAGAGCTCAGGTATG